ATAATATTCTCAGCATGTTTAGAAATATTAGGGCGCGCATCCTTAAATGGCTTATAGAAAATGCGACCACCATTAGGCCAGTTAGGAAACATTCTATTGATTACCTGATAAAGTTTTTCAGCCTGTGGAGTAGAACCAAAACCGACACGACCCATCATGTCAAGAGCATAAGGTGTAGCAGACTTAAAGCCCATAGAAATAGCAACAAGATTATCTCTATTACCGCCACCACGCCTTTTGCCGTAAGTTGTTCTAACAGAACCAATAACCTTACCCCAATCCCAGCGGTCATAACTCCAATAAAAACCATACAATCTACCAGGATTAGTAGGATATTTAGAAGCAATCGCCCTAGCTAAAGGTTTTAATTCAGAATTTAATTCTTGCCGTAATTCTTTAGTAAGATCAGGCGCAACTTTTCTCAAAACACGATAAACACGCTGTAGCTCATTAGCATCAACTTCAACAACATATCGCATATGAAAAACTCCCTAACCTATTCTACCGCTTATTCTGTGCATTAACACGCGCTACAAGATAACGTTGCAATGTCCACAACATGCGCGGTTCAAGCTCAAGAAGCTCACTAGGAGAAATCTTATACTCATACGCTAACTGAGCAATAGCCCAATGCGTAGAAGAATCACCTAACCCTTTTATTCTTTTGGGTCAGACTCACCCACCATAGCAACAGACTCAGACCAGGCCTCAAACTCTAGGTCAGTATCTTTAGTGCGTTTCTGTGCAGACCAAGCCAAGAAAAACATATACGTCAAACGCACATCTTCACCAAGAGCCGCAATCGACTTATCAAAATGAGTCTCAAAACGAATATAGTCAGCAGCAGTCGTAGACACGTCAGCAGTAGTGCCATCAATGAACTGTATTTGTAGGTTGATAGGTTGCATGATTATGCAGTTCCCCTAGTAACAGTTCCAGCAGAAGGCCAGCTAACAGAAAGTGTTGCAAGATCACCCACGTTAGAAGCAATAGGTGAATACTGAGTAACACTAAATGTGCCAGTAAATGAAGGATTGGTTGCGCTCACGCTCCCGCTTGTAGGTACACAAACAACAGTTGCGATAGAACCAAACAAAGGATAAAGAACTGCATCTACTGAACCTGAACCAAAGTCTTGATGAAAGTCAATAGAAACAGAAGCATCTTTGAGACCGCCACCAACACGTTGCCGCCATGCAGTACCAAAACTTGTGGTCTCGATTTCGTCAGACGTGATTTCAAATGTCACTGCTGAAATGTGATCACTGAAATCTGTACCGTTGATAGTTGTTTTAACATCAGTAGCAACAAACTTAGCCACTATAAACTCCTAAAATAAATGAACGTTTAAACGCTAACTATATTCTACCCTAAAAAATACCCTAGTTAGCGTAAACCGCAACTTGGAAATCACAAGCCAAATAAGTAGCATCGCCAAGCTGAACAGCACCAATATTCGTCATCTCAGAAACACGCACATCATATGCCGCACCATCCAAAGACTTATCAGACTCAATAGCCTTCTTAATCGAACCATCACCAGTAGAAATAAATTGATCAAGACGGCGTTGAGCCTCACGTTCAGCCACACGGCCGACAATCACAGACACTGTGAAATTGTAGGTTACAAGACCGCCAGCAAACGCCCCATCATAAACAACATTCCCTAACGCTATAACAGCGATAGGCGGTGCAGGATTATCGGGAATAGTCTCAGCTATCCTAAGCCCACGAATCGTTGCCAGATTCTTCCCTAAGCCTTTACGGATAAGCGCAATGCTCACGATATGACACTCTTCTTGAACGGCATCAACAGACTCTCAATGTCAGGATCTACCCTACCCACACGGATTGCGCCCAAATCTCCAAAACCTGCAACACCCAAAGGCGAATCATAACGTTTGAACTGTCGCATAGCTGAAAGAATCGTAGCCTGTTTCACAGCTGAAGGAATAGCAGACCAGCCAAACGTGCCCACAACCTGGACAGCAGCCTTATTCGTATAAGAGCTAGACACAGACCAGATAGGGAACAAGTAATCACCAATCGCTCTAATGCGCGTGTAAGGCTGTACAAGACCACCAGAAACACCATTCAAAGGCTCAAGCTGATAATCACTAACCTTCCAAGTAGTATCAAAATTGACACCATCAGTCGAAGTCTTCAAAGTACTTATTGAAATAATGTCATCAGTTTCACACAGAAACGAATCAGTATTCTGATAAACCCTAGTTCCAGTTGTGGAATAAAACACACGGTTACAGAAACCATCAATCTGACGTGAAGCAGCCTCAATCGAAATCTCTAACAAAGAATCATCTACTGAGTCAGTAATTCTTGCAGCCGCCTTCACATCTGCCAGCGTACAATATCCATTAGTAATAGCCATAAAAACTCCCTAAACCTATTCTACCGCTAATCCCACGAGTTTAGTCTTCTACGACCAAGAGACCAATAACCATCATGCACATACCGGTTACGTTTCTTATCATTAAAATAAGACTCATTCAAAGTATACGTTTTATTATTCTTGCCAGAATAGTCAGGATGAAACACAGTACCCTGCCGGTAATGATCATGTGGAATATCACACCGTGTAACTTCAAACCCTAACATTTCACAACGATACTCATATTCATCATCCTCAAAATTAGCTGGATGAATCGCCTCATCAAACAAGCCCACAATGCCAACATATTCCTCACCAATAGAGAAAAACTGCCAGTGAGGGTCCTCGTCAGATGTTACAAGAACATCAGGGCCAGAACACTTGTACCATAGTTCTAAACTGCCAGGCATAAACCGTACATCATCAGAACAAATAAACCAACGGTCATCAAACGGAAAACTTTTGATACCTAAATTCCATGAAGAAGACACGCCAAGATTAGAAGGCATGTTCAAGATTGTAAGTTTTTCCACATAGTGCGGTACATTCAAATTATGCAACAAGCCACCGTTATCTATAACGAGTAAATGTTTCACAGGATAATCAATCGTATGCACCATCTGTTGCAGAAGGTCATATCTGTTCAATGTAGGAACAATCAGATTAGGAAGCATAAGCCACCACCATGACCCTCAGAATACTTTTCAAACACTTCTTGCAAACTCATAATCACACCTTAAAGAAGTCTCTCAGGTAAGGCATCCACCGCCAGTTCCATACAAGATCAACATCAAACTGTTTCGCAAAATCAATAGAAGCCTGAGACGTTCCACGAGGTTCTTCATAAGATAAACGCAAAGCATTAACTATAGAGCTAATATTTGGTATTTGATAAAAAGACTGCTGGGGCTCATCCCAGAATAACTGTCCATCTACAAGGAACGAATCTGGGCCGGTCAGGTCTGGGGATGCAGCCCAGTTAGAAGCAATCACAGGGGTGCCACAAGCCTGAAACTCAACCGTAGGAATTCCAAACCCTTCACCGTAAGAAGCCTGCAAACCAATATCCGAAGCAGTCATAACACCGGCAAGAAACTCATCAGGATAACCAACCCTGTTCACGTCACTATTCAAAATACGCACATACTCATCAGTCAGGCCACACGCTTTCAACAGTGCAGGAATATTGAAACCACCAAAAACAGGTGAAGGCTCCATATGAAGATAAAGATAAGAGTCAGGGTGTTCTTGGTGAAAAATACTGAAAGCCATAATCTGTTCAGCAATCGCCTTACGGTGAACCAAACCGTTAGCTTTATTCGCGGCCACCATAGACACAAGAAACGCATCATCAGGCACATCCAAAAACTCACGAGTAGGCACACCATACACAGACTCAGTAGGCTTCATAATTTTCGTATCAATACCGTGAGGAATATATACAGACTCCACACCTGCACGTTCAAGCTGACGTTGCCCATGAGGAGACATAGTGATTGGGTGAACATTAGGTCTAAGAAGAAACCTTAACACGTTAGGTGGCAACGTGACATGATCCAACGGAGTCCACGCAATAATATCCCCATCAAACTGCAAATCGTTATACACCCAAGTATCGTAAAGAGTTAATACAGCGTTTTTAATATCAGGATTTTGGCTAGTCCAATGAGTATGCCATACAGGAATAACATCATCAGAATATTGCTTATAGCCCATAGGGTAATGAACAACCTTACCGTGAGGTGTTTTGATTTCCGAAATCGTGCCTTGTAATCCATAGTTAGAAAGATTAGCAACCTTCAACCCATGCTTCACCATACGGTCAATCAGCATCTTAGATTGTTGCCCGTAACCTGTCGGCATACCGTAACTGTTAGATGCGACAGATATGACACCGTGCAGTTTCTCAATCGCCATATTATTCCCTTTCAGTAGGTTAGTTTTATTCTACTAAAAAGAACATCCCCCTGGGCAACCTACAACCTAGAGGGATGAACTTTATGCGCTTACAGCTTATGGCTGAAGCATGTACTTGACGTGTGCTGAGTGTGTCAGTCCACTGTCGAAGCGGTAGGTGAAACGGTATCCCGTAACATCCTGAGAGAAGTAAGCGTCAGAAGAAACGCTGACCTCGAGGCCTGTCGAGACGATTTTATTTGACGCAAAATGTCCGAACAGTACTGCCTTAGCACCCGTACCAATGTTAGCCATTGCAGGGTTCTCGTAAACAGGGAAGCCAGCAAATGTGTCAGGCTGTCCAACGCCTACCTGGTAAAGGTAGTTTCCAGCGGTGTCTTTGAGTTTACGGATTGCACCGATTGTTGCACCGTTAGCCATGTAGCCGGTTCCTGGGAGACGGCGTGCAGCCCCATCAAGGCTGTAAGCGAGGTCAATCAGGTTGTCAGCAGAAATAGCGGTAGCGGTAGAAGCGGTAACACCAGAACCAGCAGCACCAACGAGAGTTGCTGTTGCGGTACCGTTTACGGCATAACCGATAGCGTTACCAGCTTGTTCAGCGATAACAGCTTCAATGTTAAATCCAGCATCAGAAATCAGTTCGTTAGCAACAGGCACAATGAAGGCTTGTTTCTTAGGCTGAAGAAGGATGCTGTCAAACGTTGGCAGGCTTTCGCTGATT